ATGGGCTAACCTCACTTGATCTAAGCCCCAATGAGCATAGGTGAGTAAATAAAGCATTGTCAGGTGCGCAATACTTGTCAACTGCTTCTAAGACTTCCCTAGCTAGTTCTTTATTAGGACACCAAACTTGTTTCTTAGGTCTGCTAATTTTAGCCTTTTTACTTTCAGATGGATTTATTTCAAAGTGCTTTCTATTCTCATTATATATGTAAGTAATTGCACTTTTTAAAACACTATAGATATGAACAATAGTTGTAGCTGATACATTGTGCTTTGTTCTCTTAAGTGCATTAAATATTTTACCCATTCTGTGATTATCTAATTCTGCTATCTTGTAATCAATTAAAGGTTTATCATCGACCATAAAAGGTGAATGTTCATCAGCTAAATGATTATTTATATAGCCTAAATAGTTTCGATAGCTTGTAGGGGCTACATTTTGCTTTGCATAAGGTAAGAAACTATCAAAGGCATCTTTAACAGTTAAATTACTTTTAGGTTTTAAATCGCTTATTTTACCTGCTTCTTTAATCTTATCTAAAATAATTTCTTTAGTTTTACCTCTAAATCTACGACCATTAACAGTAGCATAGTAGCCATTATATTTATCTTTGTTAAATCTAACTGACATTATGTTTCCTTCCTAAATTTTCTAATTCTTCTGAAGTAAACCAATATATTTCATTATGAATTTCCTCATTAAAAATAGTCTTTATTATATAGTACAAACTACCATCATCTATTTTAACATTGACAATTTCACCTTTAACGTAATCATTCATACCACTAGATTTGCCTTGTACTTTCATGCCTATTTGATAATCAGACATTATCTTGCTCCCTTGTTGATACATTTAGATATAAATTGAGCCACTAATTCTTCATTGCTTTTCATCTCACAAATCATTTGCTGCTTTGAAAACAGAACGGCTTGACACATTTGATCGAGTACACTCTGACCAATAACTGTGTTAATTAAGTAGTTTAAGTCTTTTTTAAGCATCATAGTCTCCTAACCAGTTTCGCTTATTATAATAATATTATATGCGTTTTCGCATACTAATACAAGTAAAAAAAGACTATTTTTGAAACTTGACCTGTCACACTCAAGGTCATAACCTGTCACACTAAATTTATTTTGGGATTGCTGAAAAAAATCTAACAGACTTTTACAGACTATTTTGGGGCTAAAAACACCTATTTTTGACCTAATTTCTCGGATTATCTTCGGAGCAAAATCAGACCAAAATCGGATAGATGGTTTTAAATTAGATAATGTTTTCAATGAGTTATTTGCTAAGTCATTGTATTT